TATTAATTTACATGCCGACAAAGATATTAACATGTTTGCTGGCGGCAAAATTAATATGAAAAGCTCAGAAGCCATGGTATTAGAAAGTGCTACTTCATTAACAGCCATGTGTGTTGACGACATGAAAATATACAGCAAAGGCACAATTGGAGTCCTTAGTGACGGAACCCTAGCATTACAATCTGGTGGTGAAGGCAGCTGGGGCGCAGGTGGCTCGCTGACATTTGAAGGGGCGCCCATAAACTTAAACAGCGGTGGCGCAGCTTCGGTTGATGCACCTACCCCGTTAACCACTACCACACTAGACGATACATCATTTCAGGATGGCACTGGTTGGACTGTTGATAGTGGTGCATTGGAAAGCATTGTAACTCGGGCACCCACACATGAACCTTATCCTTATCATAACAAAGGTGTTACTCCTGACGGTGCTGATGCTGGCACTGGCGATGCTACTCTTAGCGATGAAGAAATTGCAGACAACAATGCAGCCTTGGGCGACTTTCCAGGATAACATATAGCATGGCAACCGCAAAATTATCAAATACCGCAGTTTTATTAGCCAATGTGCCAGTGGTCAACGGCATCACAGCCGCAGATTTTGTCAAGCAGCCAGCAGTCAGTAAGACGTTTGGCAAATTTAAATCCACAGAGATACAAGGTCTAATAGCCCAGGCTGCTAAAAGTGCTGGCCAAAGTGCAGATACCGTTAGCAATACAACCGGGGTTGGGCAGTTTAGTTTTACGCCAACTCAACTTGAAAGTGTGGGTTATTTAAAACCAGATACAGTATCTAGATTTTTAACCAACAGCACAGATATTGTTACAGTGTTAAGTAGTCCCATAGTCTGGACTGGAAAAAATGGCGTACTATCGTTGGAAGTATTGTTGTCTGACAGCAAAATACAAAGCACCATACAGTATGAACTGTTACAATTGGGACTTGCACAATTAACTAGTACTAGAGCCAGTATTGGTAATGTTGCAATCAATAATTTAACTTCGCAGGAATTGGGCGGTATTGTACAGGCTAGTGCAAAGTACGGTGCCGCAGTGACAACCCAATGGATCAAGGGACAGGCACCAGCAAGCATTGTTACCAATATTAAAATAATTGCTCAATCTGGAGAATACGCAGTATATGTAGTTGATGCAAAGTTCCCAGAAAATATCAAAGGCCAAGAAACCCCAAGCTCGGTATCAGGCACAGTTACGTTGACTACTCTAAGTGAAAACGTGACAAAAATTATCGGTAACAATAAAGTCTAACCGATAAATATCAATTATGACAACATTTATTGGGTTTAACACACAAAATCAATACAAGAAGTTTACCTTAGTTGACTTTGAGTTAATTAAACGAGACCTTCTCAATGCTTTAAACATACGCCAAGGTCAGTTGGTTGGAAGACCAGCCTACGGCACACGAATATGGGATTATGTATTTGAAAGCCAGGTACAAGAAACTCAAGCAGGCATGGAGCGTGAAATTCAACGTGTCTGTGGCGGCGATCCTAGGATATTTGTGCAGAGTATCAATGCATATCCTCAAGAAAATGGCATGTTACTTGAGCTACTGATTAGTGTGGTCCCTAGTACAAACGCAGAACGCTTGGCTATATTTTTTGATCAAGAACAGCGCACAGCTAGTTACGTATAAACAGTACGGTTTATGATGTCCATAAATAATAAAAACAACGGACAACCATGGCACGTACTACTAGACAAACTGCAATTTTTGGGGTTGAGGACTGGAAAAGAATTTACCAGACCTACCGCGAAGCTGACTTTCAAAGCTACGACTTCGAAACTCTACGTAAGAGCTTTGTAGATTATCTACGATTATATTACCCAGAAACATTCAATGACTATATCGAAAGCAGTGAGTTTATTGCATTGCTGGATGTCATGGCATTTATGGGACAAGCACTTGCATTCCGTACTGACTTAAATACTCGTGAAAATTACCTTGACACTGCTGAACGCCGTGACAGTGTGGTTCGTTTAAGTAATTTAGTTAGCTATACACCAAAACGTAACACTGCGGCCCAGGGATTATTAAAAGTTTTCTCAGTGACTACCAGCGAATCAGTGTATGATTTCAACGGAGTTAATCTTAGCAATATCACAGTTGACTGGAATGATCCTACCAATACTGATTGGCAAGAACAATTTACCACAATTTTAAATGCGTCATTAGTCAGCAACCAACGTGTTGGACGCCCGGGTAATCGTCAAAATATACTAGGCATAGACACTAGTGACTATGCTATAAATCTTGTACCTGGATACCTACCAGTTGTGCCATACAATTCCACAGTGGATGGAGTTAACATGCCATTTGAAGCCGTGAACAGTACTACCGTTGGCAAAGACTACATATACGAACCTAGTCCCAAACCCAGCGGTAAATTTAATGTGTTGTTCCGCAATGATCAACTAGGGTTTGGCAGTCCAAACACTGGATACTTCTTTTTATTCAAGCAAGGCGTCCTACAGAACCAAGATTTTAACCTAGCTGAAAGAATATCTAACCGCCAAGTAAACATCAACATTGAAGGCATTAACAACGAAGACCGTTGGTTGTACCAATTAGATAATGTTGGAACCATTCAAGGTGAGTGGCAGTATGTTGACAACGTTTATGCTGGCGCAGTAGAACAATTAGCACCAGACTTGAGACAATTATTTGCGGTGACTAGTCGCGCCAATGATCAAATCACACTCAACTTTGGCGATGGTGTGTTTAGTGAAATTCCTGTGGGACTTTTTAGAGCGTATGTACGTGCATCAAATGGATTATCATATATCATTAATCCAGAAGAAATGCAAAGTGTGATTATTCCCATCAGCTATGTTAGCCGCACCGGTAGACTTGAAACGATTACATTTACCTGTGGTATCACTACTCCGGTCAGCAATGCACAGAGTCGTGAAAGTATTGACGAAATTAAACAACGTGCTCCAGCAAGATACTACACACAGAATCGTATGGTCAACGGCGAAGACTACAATAACTTTCCGTTCACAGCCTACAACAGTATCCTGAAGAGTAAAGCTCTTGCTCGTAGCAGTGTTGGTACTAGTCGATTCTTGGATCTAGTAGACAATACTGGCAAGTATTCTAGTACTAATACGTTCAGCAGTGATGGTGCGCTATATGAAGAATCTGAAGCAACACCAACATTCCAGTTTACTTGGTTTAGCCGTAACGATATTGCTAGTACCATTGCTAATTTACTGCAACCGTTATTGGCAGCACCATCAACCTTACAGTTTTATTACTCAGACTTCCCAAGACCCGGACTTACCGGACTTAGTTTGATCTGGCAGCAAAGCACAGTTGCAGTCAACGAGTCTTCAGGTTATTTTAACAACAGCACTGGCTCGCCGCAGCCAGTTGGGTCTTTTGTAACCACAAATGCACAATATATCACAAAAGGTGCATTGATTAAATTTGTTCCGCCAACTGGATATTACTTTGATTCAGACAAGCGGTTAAAGTATGGTGTGCCAGTCAGCGCCGACGAAACAACTGTGTTGTGGGCAAGTCCAATCTTGGTAGTTGGTGCTGGCGATAATCAGGGAACCGGTAACCTAGCTGATGGAACCGGTCCGGTGATATTAAACAACTTTGTACCAACTGGAGCAATTGCAACAGTAGTAATACCAGTGTTTGTCACAGATCTACCAGCGTCACTTGAAGATCAAATGATTGAACAAATTGTATTGTATCGAGATTTTGGACTTGGATTTAATAATCAAACTGGTGAATGGTATCTAATTACATCCACTAACTTAGCTGTTAACCAACCTTTTAGTTTAGCCAATGCTGGAAACACATCTGGCACTAATGTGGATGCAAGTTGGATGGTACAGTTTACCACCGATGGCGAAACATATACTGTGGTTCTACGTGGTTTAAATTACTATTTTGGCAGTGTGTTACAGACTAGGTTTTTCTTCTACACAGGAGAACCAATTTACGATAGTCGCACCGGTACTGTGATTAAAGATTTTGTTCGGGTGTTAAAAACTAATAGTAAACCAGACAGTAACCTTCCCTTAGAAGGCGATACAGACTTAACCATCATTGGTCAAGAAATTGAAAGTGATGGCTATGTCAACGATTATCAAGTCATTGTTAGCTACCGAGACAGCGACTCAGATGGTGTTGCTGATAACCCAGACTTTTTTAATGATATTGTAGCACCAAATATTAATAGCAATACCAAATATGTATTCTTCCAACAGACTGTAGACTTTGATAATCTAGAACGATACTTATTAGTTGAGTATGGTGTGGTTAACTCAGCTTACGCCACCAAAAATAACATAGAACTAGTCAAAGGCGAATACATTCTCACACAAATTTTCTATGCATATAGTCAAAAAACCTTCTGGGAACTTACGCTAACTTCTACAGGCAGTCGTGAATTAATTCAACGCAATGATTATATTGCAAGAGTTGGCCGCCAAAGGTTGTATTTCCAATATCGTCACAATGCTCCGTTAAGTGCCAGAATAGACCCAGGCACAACAAATATTATTGACGTGTATCTGGCAACACAGGAATACTACACTGCATATCAAAATTATGTAAGAGACGTCACAGGCAAGGTTCCTGAACCATCACAACCCACCATTGACGAGTTAAGCGTGGCCTACAGTGGGTTGCAAGATTATAAGATGATCAGCGATAATATGGTGTTAAACAGTGTTACTTTTAAACCGTTATTTGGTGCCAACGCCGCAGAATATCTGCAAGCAACAATTAAAGTTATCAAAGCACAAAATAGTACAGCAAGCACCACCGAAATCAAGAGTGCAGTGATTGCTAATATTAACAATTATTTTACAATTGACAAATGGGACTTTGGCGATACATTTTACTTCAGCGAGCTCGCTGCCTATTTGCATGACAACATGGGAGGCATAATTAGTTCAGTAGTGTTAGTTCCTTTAAATTCTGAAAAGAGCTTTGGCGATTTATATGAAATACGAAGTGAACCGAACGAAATTTTTGTTAATGCCGCAACTGTGGCAAACGTAGAAGTGATTGATGCACTTACTAGTACAAATATCAAAACAGCACCAGGCAGTGGAGTAATTTAATGGCTCGAGTTAGAACGGTAGACTTTTTACCAGAAATTTTTCAAACAACAACAAATCGACAATTTTTGTCAGCTACTCTTGACCAACTGGTACAGGAACCCAAGTTTAAAAAAACACAGGGATTTATTGGAAGAAAAATTGGCCCTGGTGTAAACCCCCAAGACAAATATGTAATTGAGCCAACAGTTGAGAGAACTGATTATCAACTTGAGCCGGGCGTTATTATCAATGATATCAATACCAACAAACCCAACGATGCAATTACATATCCAGGAATTTTAGATGCATTGCAATTACAAGGCGCAGATGTTAGTAAACCGTCTCGCTTATTCACCAGCGATTATTATACGTGGGACCCGTTTATCGACTTTGATAAGTTTGTAAATTTTAGTCAGTATTACTGGCTGCCACTGGGACCCGACTCGGTTGATGTTGGCAATGATGCGTTACCAGTTACTGGTGATTATACAGTAACACGCTCACCATTATCATACACTTTTAGTGACCTGCCGGGCACAAATCCAATTATTACACTAGTGCGAGGCGGAAATTATAAATTTGAATTAAACCAAGCCGGCCACCAATTCTGGATTCAAAGTAGCCCAGGCGTCAACGGGCGCAGTCCTGTGTCTCCCAACACGTCAAGTAGAAATGTGTATGGGGTAGTAAATAATGGTGCTGAATTTGGCACTGTAACATTTAATGTTCCAAAAAAGAATGCCCAGGATTTTTATTATAACCTAACTCAAGTTGCATCAGTTGATTTACTTGGGCAAAATTTAAAACCAGCAGACATTGATGGTGTTCCGTTAAATGAGTTTTTAACAACATATCCCACTGGCATCGACGGAATCACTGACCTTCGGGGTCGAAGTATTATTTTCCCTAGCCGTTCAGAGGGAGGCTGGAATATCACAACGTTGTTTGATCCTGTAGTTGCAAATAGTAATAATAATGGACTGCCGGGATCGTTTGACACATACTCATTTTCTCAAGATACAGAAATTACAAGTATCAACGAACGGTACAGTGTTTGGCAAATTAATTATATACCAGACACCGACGGAAGTTTTATCTTACAATTAGTTAGTATTCGGAGTATCAACGACAAGGAAAAGTTTCAAATTTTGTTTGGAACACAATGGGCTAGTACATTTTGGTACAAGTATGATGGGATATTTCTTGAAGTACCAGCACTGACAGCCGTGTCTGATATACTATACTATCAAGACAGCACCAATCCAGTAATTTTTGGACAGATTCGATTACAAGAACCAACTGGTGCTGAAAATAGTTATTTGTTTATTGAAGATATTGTTGGCAAAAAGAATTACACCAGCCCAAATGGGGTGGTGTTTACCAACGGACTAAAAGTTCAATTTCAAGGTCGTACACTGCCAACAGAATTTGAAAACAACATGTATTATGTTGAAGGGGTGGGTACTGCAATCCAGTTACTGCCCACAGTGAATTTTGTTACGCCAGAAGCATATACCACCAGTCAAACAATTCCATACGACAGCACGTTCTTTGACTCAGACAACTTTGATGCAAACTTAAATGCACCACGTCAGCAAGATTATATTACCATCAACCGAGCCAGCGAAGATTTAAATGCGTGGACTCGCAGTAATCGTTGGTTCCACATTGATGTGATTCAAGCAACATCTGAGTATAACAATCAACCAATTGACACTTATAATATTAGTCGTGGCAAACGTCCAATTTTAGAATTCCGGCCTGGTGTAAAAATTAATCAGTTTGGAACTAAAGGCAAACGTCCAGTTAATGTTATTGATTTTACTGAAACTGATGCATTAAGCAATATCAATGGTCTAACAGGCTATGGCATTAACGGCTACTCGTTGATTGCAGGAACTCGGATTATTTTTGCCGCAGATATTGACGATCAAGTCCGTAATAAAATTTATCGTGTAGAATTTATTAAACCTGATTCTGTGCTGCCGTTGATACAGCAACCAGTTATTAACTTGGTTCCCGCAGAAGATGCAACGCCGTTAATTGACGAAACTGTGGTTTGCTTAAATGGTATTACACTACAGGGTAAAAGTTTTTACTTTGATGGGATCACCTGGACATCAGCACAGGATAAAATAGCAGTTAATCAACCGCCATTGTTTGATGTCTATGACGTTGATGGATTTTCATTGGGTAATAGGGCCAAGTACCCCAGTTCAACATTTGTTGGATCAAAATTGTTTAGCTATGCTCAGGGCAGTTCTGGTAGTACCAAAGATGCAGTACTGGGATTCCCCTTAAAATATCTATCGTTAAACAACGTTGGTGATATTGTATTTGATAATAATTTATACACTGACACATACATTTATGTTAAAGATAGTGTCAGCGAAACTGTGGACATTAGCGTGGGCTTTGCTAGACAGTACAGTTCAAGAGTTGACTACCAATCGTTGTTGGGCTGGCAAAATGCTGCCGCAAAGAGCCAAAATTATCAACAGTTTAGTTTTGTCTGGGACGGAACTGTTTTAAAATTGGATATTCCAGTAATACTCGAAGCTGAATATCCCGGAATTAAAGCCTATGCCAACAGTGCATTTATTGATCCATCCAACTATGTGGTGACTGTGACCGATACAGGCACAGAAATTCTAATGTTGCAGGAGTATGTGCTAGGAACAATCATTGAACTTGTGGCACTTAGTGACCAGGCCAGCCGTGTGGGGTTTTATCAAGTGCCCAGTAATCTTGAATGTAATCCGCTGAACTTAAACTCGTCAAACTTTACATTGGGTACTATTAGAAATCATTATCAAAGCATTGCTGAAAATTTAAAGCAGATCACTGGCAAAATTAACGGTGCAAACAACAGTAGAGACTTGGGTAATATTATTCCTTATGGATTAACATTATTGCAACAAAGTAGCCCGTTGACTTTAACTGGGTACTTCTTACGTAAGTCTGAGTATCAAGTATTTTCAGCTATTGAATTTAACAGTCGGGAATATACAAAATACAAATCAAGATTACTTGACAAGGTAGTAAAAACAGATTGGGGCACACTAACGGTGCCAGAGATCTTAACCAATGCAGTTGTTGATGTGTCATCAGGAAGAACTTCGTTGTCGCCTTTCTATTGGAGTGACATGTTACCAGCCGGTAGTGTGTATACTGAAAATATATATACTTTTACTTCAATTTCGACCTACATTTTTGATACAATACAAACCTACGATTTTAACAGCAGTAACTATTTAGGATTGTTGGTGTATGTGAACGGTGAGTTATTAAAAATAAATTACGACTATGTAGTCACAGTGGGTGCACCTAGCTTTACAATTATTAGAACTTTAACACCTGGCGATAAAATTAGTGTACAAGAATTTCCTGCAACCTACGGTAATTTTGTACCAAATACCCCTACTAAGATGGGATTGTACCCAGCCTACAAACCGGAAGTGTATATAGATTACAGCTATGTTGAAGCTAGAACAGTAATACGCGGACATGATGGTAGTATTACTGTGGCCTTTGGTGATATACGTGATGAGGTATTGCTTGAGTTTGAGAATAGAATTTTTAATAATTTAAAAATTCGTTCGACGATACCGCTGAGCACAATTGACGTGATACCGGGCCAATTTAGAAAAACTGATTACAGTGCGTCTACAATTCAAACCATGCTTGGTAGAGATTTCTTAAGCTGGGTTGGGTGGAATAAACTTGACTATCGAAGTCAAACGTATATTCCCGGAAATGAATTCACCTACAACTACAGTAGCGCAGGCAATAAACTTGATGGCAAACCGTTGCAAGGCGCCTGGCGCGGAATTTATCGTACATTTTACGATACTGAAAATCCTAGCAGCCGTCCCTGGGAATTATTAGGGTTTACCGAAGAGCCATCCTGGTGGCAAACTCGTTACGGATCAGCACCATACACCGGCGAAAACTTGGTGCTGTGGGATGATCTTGCGGCAGGTCTTGTGGATGACCCAGCTGGAGCATATATTAAGCCGGCCTATATCCGTGATGGATTAACATCAGTTATACCAAGCGGCAGTGAAGGCACATTGTTAAGTCCTTTTGACAGTGTGGTTGGAAACTATGATCAACTACAGTTTAAAAAGAGTTGGACTGTGGGCGATGTTGGTCCAGTTGAGGCCAGCTGGTATAATAGTAGTAGCTATCCGTTTGCAGTAATGAGATTGCTGGCATTAACTCGCCCGGCTGAATTCTTTAGTTTGTTTGTTGACCGTGATCTATACAAATACAGCGACGAAGTTGGACAATATTTGTATAACGGACGTTATAGATTTAATCCAACTACCTTAGAAATCTATGGGAATGGTGTTAGCAAAGCTAGTTACATCAATTGGATTGTTGACTACAACCGACAACTTGGTAAAAATTCCACTACAGAATTAACCACAGATTTGGCCAATATTGATGTTCGGTTATGTTACCGCATGGCGTCATTCAGTGATAAACAATATTTAAAAATTTATAGTGAGAAGTCAAGCCCTAACAGTTTAAACAACAGTTTAATGTTGCCAGATGAAAGTTACAGTATTCTGTTGTACAAAAATCAGCCATTTGAAAACATTGTTTACAGCTCGGTCATCATTCAGAAAACAGACGCTGGATACACAGTCAATGGATATAGCACACTAAACCAATATTTTAACATCTTGGTAAGCCAAGCGACGGGGGTTACTGCAACTATATCTGCAGGTGGGTTAGCAGTTAAAGTTCCAATACAATACACATCCACAGTGGTCCAAGTTCCGTACGGTTATGAATTTACAAATGCATCGGTTGTTTGCGACTTCCTATTAAGCTATGGCGAATTGTTAAAACAACAAGGAGTAATCTTTGACAATATTGACAACGGATATGTATTAAATTGGCAGCAGATGGCTGCGGAATTTTTATACTGGAGTCAACAAGGATGGGGTGTTGGCGCAATTATTAACTTGAATCCGGCAGCAACCCGCATACAGGTTGTCAAACCCCTGGCTGTAGCTGATACAATTATTGAAACATCCCCAGAAACAATTATTCAGGACCAAAATAGATCAAGATTGCCAGTGCGCAATCTCATTATAGAACGTTTGGAAAATACGTTAACAATCACCAGCCCAACTGAAAAAACTATCAGTTATCTATCACTGAACTTTACAAATTTTGAACATTTGATTGTGTTAGATAATATTAGTACGTTTGCTGACCTAATATATCAGCCAATTACTAATGCACGACAAAGTCGGTTATTGCTGATAGGCTTTACTACCACTGAGTGGAACGGCACAGTTGATGCACAGGGGTTTGTGTTAAATGAAGACAATATCAAAGAGTGGCAAGCCAATGTTCGATACACCAAGGGTCAAATTGTATCTTACAAGAACAATATATGGAGTGCACGAACCATTGTCCAACCTAAAACTGAATTTGAATACAACGACTGGCTAAAAAGTGATTACACACGCATTCAAACAGGATTGTTACCTAACTTACCAAATAAAGCCAATCAGTTGCAGAATAGTTATAATACTAATAATGCCAATCTTGAGACTGACAACGACTTGTTAAGCTATGGACTAATTGGTTTTAGACCAAGACAATACATGCAGGCATTGAATCTTGACGATACCAGTCAGGTTAACTTGTATTCTCAGTTTCTTGGGACAAAAGGAACTGTGCGCAGTGCTGAACTATTTACATTTGCTAATCTTGGAAAAGAAGCGGCTGAATATGTCATATACGAAAACTGGGCAATTCAACGTGGAGTGTACGGTGCCAGTTCAAATCGTAGCTTCTTTGAATTACAACTTGATCAATCTAAGTTAACTGGGAACCCTAGCATCATTGAAATAGTGTTGCCACAACAACAGAGCAATGCTGATCAGACTGTATTAGTTGACAATATATGGAAAGAAAGTTATAAAATAACCAATTTGGATATTTTGCCAACCCATTACCTTGTGTTAAATGACAAAACATTGCCCAATGCTGGATACGTTGATATTGATGATATAGATATTACAGTATTTGATATCAACGATCCAACAAGCCTAAGCGCAGATCTTGACACAATTGGTGTTGGTACAAAAATCTGGGTTGCAAAAATCAATAATCATGATTGGGGAGTTTATCGTACTTCGCTGGCCCCTGGAAATATTACACAGTTAAGCGACAACCTTAACGGTACTTGTGTTGCACAGTTTACAGTTCCGCACTTGTTGATAGTTAATCAGACTATAATTATTAAGTTCTTTGATCCAGCAGTCAACGGTGTGTACCGTGTGTTGTCTACGCCAACCATTGATTCTATTGTAATAGAACTTACCCTACCAGATCCCATTGTTAATTTAACTGGAATAGGAGTTGCGTTTGAGTTAGACACCATGCGTGTTTCTCAAGCCAGTGACATACTTAACCTAACATATTCTGCAGAATTACTCCCTGGTGCATTTGTCTGGGTTGATAATATTGGCGACGGTCATTGGGCAGTATTACAAAAAGAACAACCATTTTCAGCAATCATTGACTTGGAACCCGAAACTCTAATCATCAATGCTGGGTACGGGCAATCGGTGGCACAATCAAAAGATAATACCGGAGCATTAGTTGGCACGCCAAGTTTTGACGCAAATGGTGCAGTATATGTGTATAGTCGGGGACAGGATGTACTATATGCATCCAGTTTATTATTACAGTTAAACACAGTAAACACTTCTGAATTTGGTGCATCAGTGGCAATGGCCTCAGCTGATTGGGGAGTCGTTGGAGCGCCCGGTAGCTTATACAACACTGGATACGCCGCAGTAGTGTATAAAGACCCTAGTACTGGTGCCACTGAAATCACACAGTTGTTGATTGGGTATGATCAGCCAGGTCCTGGAAGATTTGGTGATAGTGTTTCAATTAGCCTTGATGGTAGATGGATTTATGTCGGTGCACCCGACGCCAACGAAGTTTATGCATTTGGTCGCGTTGACATTGAAATGCAGTATAAATCTTATATTGCAACTGGATTAACAAACAGGTTCTCAGCGGCCGACATCATGTTTGATAACAATTCTCAACTTATTGTTGTTTTAAACAACAAAGAGTTAGTTATAAACACCAACTATAGCATATCTGGCACAGACGTTGTGATCACTGAAACTCCAACACTTGGTAATCTAATTACAATTCAACGCAAAGTTGCAGTACAACTTGACCATAATGTTTATTATGAAGTAATACCAATAAGTACCTCAGGTTCAGGCACCGGTGCAACGTTCACTGTTGAAAGAACTCGCGGAGCGTATACGGTTACTGTGTCTGCACCTGGCATTTCGTATGCGCCCGGCGACACAATTACTATTTCAGCTGCCGACGTGGGTGGCGGTACTGTGCCAACAAACAACCTTACGTTAACTGTGATTGGAGTGGGTGGTGTGGGCGGCG